TTAGCTGGTATTACCGGCTTTAATGAGTTCATTGAGTTGCTGCACCCCAGCATCGTCAACACAGCTAGACTTATAAACAGGACGCTCCACGATCTTTTGCACTTCACGTGTAATTGTTTCGACTTTAGTGGTTTGCTCTGCTTTGACTTGTTCATATTCTGCGCTCACTTTATTGATCTGATTTTGCTTTTCGGCAAGTGCTTTCAAATTCTTGCGCTCAATCTCTTGGATCTGCGATTGACACTTTTGTTCAGCTTCTTTTAACTGACCAGTTTTATAATTGAGTACGTCCAAAGATATGACCAATAAAAAAGCGAGAAACACAATAATGATTTCTCGCCAATATTTAGCAGCAAATACAATCCACATCACTGCGCTCCTATACATTTTGCGTGTCGTTCAAGCTGTCTGGTCCAAACTCCATAGCAGCCGTTAGAACGAATCGAACAATCACGTTTTGCAACGTACTTATATTTAAGCAATGAGTCGCAAGCTGCTTTATATTGACCAGCCTTTAAATGCTTAAGCATTGATGATTTTGCGAATGTTGGCACACCGTACTGATATGAAAAATCAAGGTAAAGGTCATATTCAGTTTGTGATAATTTCACGCCCTTCAATGAATCTTTAAAAGCCACTTCGCGCTTAGCCACATCATTTCGCAACCACTTGTCTGCTGTTGCTCGTGTAATCGGTGGATCCGTCATTTTTACTGGTGAGCCATCTGGCTTGAATGTTGAACCATGGCCCTGTGTTGGCCGATCACCTTTAACTGGAATTACTGGCTTTGATGTAAACCCTTCATCGTTTTTTACGCCCACAAAAAAAGCAGCCGAAGCTGCTAAGAAAGCGGCGACATATTTAGTCTTGTTTGACATCGCATTTACTCTTGTTTTTTAGGCTTTCTAAATAAGCCTTGTGTGCAATTTCATCACGCTTGTTTTTCTTTTTGGCGTAGTACAAGTTCATAAAGAAACCTGCTAGACCAATGATGATACTGACCCAAAAAGCTAAATCGATTGACCCGATCCACGCCGAAACTGCTCCTGCCACACTTCCCCCGTATGTTGCACCCTTACTGGCCGCCAAAGCGGTCGATGTATCTATAATTTGCTGATTGTCTGCCATGCAGCCCCCTAATTTCGGCAATAAAAAAGCACCCAATTTAGGGTGCTGTTATTTCTTCATTTCAATCACACTTAATGTTCTTGAAGTAATCATGAAAGTATTGTTAGAACTTATATTCAATGGAATATTAACACCCTCCTGCCTTGCAAAACCTGCTCTAAGTGTATAGGTGACATTGCCCACTGTACTAATATCATCAATAGCAGAGACGATAACTGCAGTACCATTGAAATTGACATTAATATTTCCTGTCTCAATGTTTGCGCCTAGTGAGCCCCTGCCTATTAAAGACCCATTCCTATATATTGAAATGTAGAAAGAGGCCATTGCTCTATCATTCGCGGCAATTGGATTACCTCGTCCGTCACTTACACTAAAAGCGCCAAAAGTAGGTGTGCAAATATTTACTGAAGCATCAATTCTAACTTTTCCACCACTTCTATTTAACGTTACTTGTAAAAGTGTACCTATATGATTTTCCCACGCTGATAGGTGGTTGTTAAAATCATTATTAGGCAACCCACCAGTTGATCCTCCTGAAAAACTATTGATAGTTTTGATATCAATTGCTTTTACACCTATTGGAACTGTTACAGTTTCATCTTTAATTTTTAAAGTATCAATTGCTCCATCTTCAATATTCGCAGTCTTGACTTTAATTGTCCCCAAGTCTGCACTAATAGTACTTAAGTTTTCAGCCCAGATTCGATTCGCATTGATATACCCAAAACTAGCATTATCAACATACAAACCACGCGGAATAACAGTACCATTCGGCAGAGTTACAGGCGTATTCTGTAATGTCATCAAGGGTTTTGGCTCTATTCCATCAATACCCACTGGTGTGCCAAATTGGATGCAATCATAGTTAAAGATGAAAGTTGAAGTAGTTCCATCGTTCATTGAACCATGACCAGAAACATGACCGTTCACGTCAAATTTCATGAACTGTTCCGCGTAAACTCCATCTACACTTTTAGATACTTCTTGAATCGATGCTGTATGTTCACCAACAGTAGTTTGAATAGTATCAACTTTTTCTGCTGTAGCACTTTGAGCATCAGAAACGGTATTTACCTTCTGTTGAACAGTGGCTAAGTTTTCGTTTGCCTGATTTGCTTTATCAAGAGCATCATTTGCAGTTTTTTGAGCTGCATTAGCTGCCGTTGCTGCATCAGTTGCTGCTTTATCTGTTACCACAACCCATGCTGATCCACTCCAACGTTTAGGAGTATTTGCCCCGTCTGTTGTATCAATCCATAGATTTTGGGAAAGACGCTTATCAGCAGCTGGAGCAGAGGATCCAAAAATCACTTCCCCTTTGTTTCCTGCTGCTATCACCGCTGCTTGTGCAGCTTGTTGTGCATTACCTGCTGCTATATTTGCAGATGAAGCAGAAGCTTGAACAATATCAATCCGACTTGCTTGGGAAGACTGACCATCTGTAAGTGTTTTGATCTGACTTTGAACTGTTGCTTTGTTGCTTTCAAACTGAGTTTGAACAGTATCAATACGTTTCCCAAGTGCGCTATCAGCATTTACACGTGCAGTAGATTCAGAAGCAATAGTTGCTTTATTTTCATCTATCTGAGCCTGAGTAATATCAATCCGCTTACTTAGAGCCAAGTCACCTTCAGCTGCTGCTGACTGTAATGACCATGAGCCAGCTTCTGTTGATGAGTTATCTGCTGTTAAAGCAGTGCTATCCGCTGTAAGTGGAGTAACTTTTGCAAATACTCCACTTAATCGCTCGGTATTTGCATTGATCAAATCCCCTTGTTCATCAACGATAGCTTTCACGCTATCCACATAACCAGTTGAAGCCTTGTCACCAAGTTCAGCCTCTACAGACTCAACACGATCAATTGCTGCACTAGATGCATCTGCTGCTGCATTGGCTTGTGATAATGCTGTGGCTGCATTTGCCTTAGCTGTTGCAGCGTCACTACTGGCAGTGCCAGCTGTTGCTTTCGCCTGATTCGCTACAGTAACAGCAGACCCAGCTTGAGATACTGCTGCTTCAGATTTAGTTACAGCAGTAGCACTATTTTCGAGAGCCTGCCCTGTTTTCTCCTCTGTTGTCTTAACCCTTACATCAATCGCATCAACCTTTAAAGCAGTTGCCTCATTGTCTGCGGTATTAATATCAACTCGTTGACTAACTGCTGATAAAACCGCATCGTTACTCGCTTTATAAACATTTAAAGCTTGTACCGTAGCAGCATCACCATTCGCTCTTGCTGTAGCTTCCTGTTGAATTAATGCAGTGTTTTCACCAACTGAAGCTGAAACAGTATCAATGCGCTTACTTAAAGCTAAATCGCCATCAGCATAAGCAGACTGAATTGTCCACGCCCCTGCTTGGTTGCTACCACTATCAGCTGTCCAGTTGTTTTGGTCAGCAGTTAATGGAGTAACTTTTGCATAAACACCATCAAGCTTCTGCGTTTGAGCTTTAACAACGCCATCAAGATCCTCTACATCTGCCTTAACTTCTTCAAGTGCACCAGTTGAAGCCTTATCCTCTAAAGCAGCATTGATTTCATTAATAGATAATGCATTGGCACTAGAAGCAGCAGCAGCAGCTTGCGCTTTACTGATAGCAGTTGCAGCATTGGTTTTTGCAGTTGCAGCATCACTACTAGCGGTATTGGCTGTATTAATAGCACCATCTGCTTTTGAGCTTGCCGATTGTGCTGTTGCTGTTGCTTCCTGTGCCATAGATGACGCTGAACCAGCTTGAGTTACAGCAGTTTCAGCTTTAGAAATTGCTGAAGCACTATTTTCGAGTGCCTGACCAGCTTGATCTGTTGCCGTTTTAACACTGGATCGAAGCCCTTCAATAGATTGTGTGTTCGATTCCGTATCATTAATTACAGCAGATACATCATCTATAACAGAAGCTAAAGCTGCATCATTAGAAGCAATATAACTGTTCAGTGCCTGAACCTGTGCTCCATCGGCATCAGCTAAAGCAATAAGTTTTTGCTGAACAGAAGCATTGTTATTGCCAAAATCTGAACTTAACGTATCAATTCTTTGGCTTAGTGCGCTGTCACCATTGACTCTTGCTAAGGCTTCTTGCTGAATAGCAGCTTGGTTATTTCCCGCCTGAGCATTAACAACATCGATACGTTTACTTAGGGCTAAATCACCTTCAGCAAATGCTGACTGAATTGTCCACGCCCCTGCTTGGTTGCTACCACTATCAGCTGTCCAGTTGTTTTGGTCAGCTGTTAAAGGTGTTACCTGTGCGTAAACACCGTCCAGTTTTGTTGCTGTAGCATGTAAATCATCTGCAACAATATCAACCGATTCTTGAACAGCTGCAATTGATGTGTCCGTGCTTTCTTTATACGTAGTAACAGCATTTAGAATCTGCTGATCACCGTCAGTTCTAGCCTGAATTTCCTGAGTTAAGCCATCACTGACACCTTTAACCGCAGTAATGCGGTCATTTGTTTCTTTTGCAATGGCATCGGAAACTTGCTTAACTTCGCCCTGCCGTGCCAAAGCTTCTTGTGCAATCGCATCTGCACGGGCTTGCGCTTCAGCTGTATCTGCTGCAATTCGATCTCTAATTTCTTGTGTAAGGCTATCGTTTAATCCAGAAACATCACTTACTCTTTGCTGGGTTTCGGCATCGATTGCTGCATTAGCAGAATCAATTTCACCCTCAAGAGCAGTAACTTTGTCAATTAAATTTCCGATATCTCCATCAAGACCTTCAATCGTATCAATTTTATTGATCGTATCTCTTAAGTCCTGATCTAACTGCGTTGCAGAAATTAAGCCATCAAGCGCATCAAGAATATCATTCGCCTGTGCAGTTGAAGTACCACTAACCCAACTAGACCAATCCCCTTTATTGCCGATGCGGTCAACCAACCGTCCACGATACCAAAGTGTCACATTAGCTGCTAAACCTTGCTGCTGTAGTGAAGTCGTTGGATAAGCATAAGAACCCAGAGGCTGAATATTGGCACCATTGGAAGTCGTAGAATACTCAATTTCCGTATATGCAGTGTCTAATGCGCCAGTTGCCGGGAATCCCCATTCCACTTTCATTCCGAACATTGTTCCAACTGCACGGATAAAAGCTAATTTTGGTGGTAGCCCCTGCTTACCAGTCAAAGCAGTCAACACTGAGTATGACGGTAAAGAAGAAATTTCAAATGCTGAAATTGCTGTTACACGCGCCTGATATTGACCAGCGTAAATCCCCGGTACTTCTACAGAGTTATTGCCTGTCAATGGAAGCTTAATCCAGCTTCCGTCGTCTTTACGCCACTCAACCAGATACTTAACCGCTCCACGGGCTTGTGCCCATGACACAATCATTGTGGCAATATTAATACCTTGATCTACTCGGCTTTCACTTGTAATGGTGACGTTTGTAACCGCATCTTGAACAGTAGGATTAACAATTGAAATTGGTGCTTCTTCAAAATGTGCTCCAGTGTCGATTGCATCAAACTTTGAAGGATTGTATTGAAGAGCAGTAATGCTAAATTGATGTTTATCATCTTGAGTAATAGAGATGACCCGAAACTTCATTGTTGCCAAGTCTTGAGCATCTAAAACCCAAATGTTTTGCACAGCAATCGAATTCACATCAAAAGCCGTGGTTACTGTAATAACTCTACCTGCTATTGACTGAACAATACGTGTTTGGGCTTTGCCATTTTCACCATTAATTACAAGTCGGTCGCCAGCTTCTGCAACCACATTATCTCGGTCCAAAGTAATACTTTTACGATCTGCCGAAATAGCAGATACACGACCACCATTTGCACGACCTGCAAATAAAGAGTCAGCAACTTCAATTACTTTCCCCGGCAAGGGAATGTGTCCATCTAGACCAACTTTGAAAGACACTGTACGTGTTTCAAGTTGCTCTGACTTTAAAGCCCAATGACCTGCTCTCTGCGCTTGTCCACGCGAAGTGCATCCCCAAGCATCAATTTCCAAAATACGAACTTGGCCAGCCTCAGCAATCGCCTTTTCATCGCGAACAAACTCATATTCGGTTTTGTAGTGATTAGCTGGGTTATCCCACGCAATTTTTACAACATTATGGCGATCACGCGCACGGGTTCCTGAGTATTCAAAATTGCCATCAATGACATTGGCACGGGTATATGTAAAGTAAGTATCTTGGGGAATATCCGCATCACAAATAATGCTATTTCCATCCCAAAATGTGATGGCACGAAATACGCCTGCAAGCTTTGTAAGAATGCTATAAGCATCTTCAGCACTTTGCTGATAAACATTGCATGTAAATCTCGGTTCCTGCCCACCAAGACCATCTGGAACCATTTGATCGCAATACTGTGCTAAACGATACAATGACCATTTATCAACCATTAATGGAGTTAAGCGGTCGCCCAAAGCATAGCGATCTGCTGTACAGATGTCGTAATAGATCCATGCTGGATTATTTGAGTATGCCTCTTTAAATGTACCGTCCCAAATACCAACGTATTGCCGTGTAACTGAATTATAGTTAGTGGGAACCTTGATAATCCTGCCTTTTGTATCCATTGCCACTTTAGCAACGTCTCCAAAGGTCTCGGCATCATACTGAAGGCCCAATAATGCTGTATTTGGGTAACGTAATTTCGCGTCTATTACTTCAGTGACTGCCTTAACATACATTTTGTCGCTGATATATTCAGACGTTGAATTTGGTGTGATGCGGCGAACACGAACAAGCCAGCCTGAATCGGCTTTGGGTAAGTCGATACGATGTGGACGCTCATAGTTATCAGAAGTTTTATCTGAAATTTTTGCTCTTAATACTTCTGACCATGCACCGCCATCAGTTTGCAAATCCACAGCGTACTCAATTGTATAGCCAGTAACATCACCAGTTGTTGGGTTTTGGTTGCGTAGTGGCCCCCAACGTAATCGTAATCTAACCGCATCAAGATCAAGGTTATTAAAAGAACGTACCCACGGTGTAGATGATTTAAGCTCTACGTCAATCGGGATTTCATTTTCAACGGCAGGGAAACCTTCAATATATTCCTGATCATTAGTACCATTTCTAAAATCAACTTTTACATTTTCAAAATTAAGAGTTCCAGTTGGACCTTCTAGCGGAGTTTCCTCAAGAAAAACGGATTGAAGACCATTTGCCAAGCCTTCAATCGGCCCTTCGGAAATACCGTATAAAATTTTGATGTAGGTTTTAGATTGTGCAGAGTCTGGGGCCACTACGGGCTGTCTAGCTTGTTGGTTGCCTTTTTTTGCGCCTTTTACAATCGCCATATCAAATCTCACGCAATAAAAAAGGCGCTAAAAAGCGCCTGAAAAATATAAAAAACTACATCTGATCTTCTGGATACTGACCAGCACTGACAATGAATCCACCTACTTCACGTTGCCCATATAGAATGGGCACAGGGTTGCCTTGTGCTACCGTAGTTACCGCACTGCCAAAGCCTTCATTGGCTCTGTTACCATCTTGGTTTTGATCTTGAGTTGTTGCTACTTTTGGCATAAGCATTGAAGCAACACCACCCATCGCCATACCTGCCCCAGCGCCAATCAATGCAATACCGTAAACTGAAGACGTACCCCCAGTCATTACACCTGCAACAATCAGAACTACTCCAAGCACTAACTGCAAGACTCCACCATTACCCCCTGCCCCCATTACACGCGGGACGATATGAATAGTTTCTGCTTCAGTATTCATATCAAGCTGTTCTTCACCAATATTTTCACCAGTGATTAGACGCTTAGTTTCATGATCATAAATTGCTGGGCGTTTCTTGCCCCGCTTATTACTTGTATTTTTACTCTTAAGAAAAATTGCAAATGCTAAGCCTTGCTTATGAGCAGTCAACATATATTGCTCAAAACCTGCAATCTGAACCGATAAAGCCCGCATAGCTTCGCGCGTATTGGCAACATCGAGCTTAAATTCACGACCGAACTTTTGCCCCAAGATGCCGTACAACTTAATTGTTTTTAACATCTCTATGCCTCAAGATTTTTACCGTACGATCTTTCCATTGCTGGCCGTAAACTTCACGTACAGACTTTCGATTATACGGATGATGCAGAATTAAGCTTGAACCTATGCATTGTTCTGTTTGTTCAGATTTAAGCTGTCCATTATCGCCTAGCCAAACAACCGCATGATTGGGATGTTCAGTACGCCCAACACGGCAAACAAGCATATCGCCATATCGTGGTGTATCTACTTCATAGAAGCCTGCTTTTTCATAATTTTCAAGGTAAAGTGAAGAATGATCTTTATCTTCCCACCATGCATCATCCCGCTTAAAATCCATCAGTTCTACGCCCAATTCACGACTATAAAAATCACGTACAAGCGCATAGCAATCTTGCCAGCCATGAAAATAATTACGCCCCACTAAAGGGGCGCGATAACCACAAGGTTCATAAACTTGAAAATCCAGATCCGGATATGAACAAATTACCCACGGCTTTTGATGTAACTCAATCTGAATTAAGTCTAGTTCTGAGGCTCTTGTAGTTCCGTCAGGGTGTGAATGCACATAAGCTAAGATTTCGCCTTGGTCTTCTGCTATAGCTAAATCTTCTGGATGGATTTCAAACTGATCAGACAGAGCTGAAACATTGCGGCAGCGGATATATTCTTTTCCAACAATTACCCCACAGCATTCATGCGGATAGCATTCATCGGCATGGGCCATGATTGCTTTTTTGGTTTTTGCTGTAAGTTTCATAAAACCTCACAATAAACTTGATGCAGGGAACCCGCCAAAAGGTAATGGCTTGTTTTCTCCAAAACGCAAACGGCATGAACGCAAACTCCCACTGCATCGATCTAAAGCTGGATCATTGGTAGGCTCATCTTTATCGGTGAACATTGCCGCTCCGGTATATCCACATTCCTCACCACGGTAATTGCCCATCATGCACCAGTGGCATAACGAGGTAATTTGACGTACAGGAATTTTCAACCCTTCAAAATCAATTGGGTTTGAAAGCTCAAAAGTTACTTGCTGGGCATTTTCAGATGTTTTTTGCTCGATATACCAAAGCTGCTCTTTGAACTCATTTGAAGTAGTTGGATTGCCTGCCGAGAAGTTTTCGGCATCTAAATATTTAGCAAGCGTGGTAATGACTTTAAGTTTAGCCCCGGCAAAGTCTTTAAATTGCAAACAATAGGCAGATACGGCATTTTGAATGCCGTTAATGTTGTTTGCCATTGATAAGGTCGGTGCAGAAGCTTTACCATCCGAACGCATTTCAAGGCCAGAGACCTCAAGCGCCATTGGCTCAAATACTTGACCTTGCCAAATAATATTTCGCATCCATACTTTCTGATCGCCAATATTAAAAACTTTATCGGCCTTGATTGTTGCTGTGTCAGCCTTCCAACTTGTTAAGTCTGCTGAGACATAAATCTTTTCCCAATCTTCATAAGAAATATGCCCATGGAAACGCAAAATGCCAGCTCCTAAAGCGCTGGCATCTAATTCATATAGGGTGATTAACCCATCTACATAAAGTTTCTGGAAATCACTATTCAGTGTCATCTGGTAGTGTCTCCTCTAATACAACTTCTTCATGAAGACGAATATCAATCCAGCGGCCTTCTGGAATGTCCATTGGGTTCTCGTGATCTGCAACTACAGCAGCAAGTTCAAAATCAAACTTACGCTTGTAAGTTTTAATTGAGATGTCACCATTTTCTAGGGTGTCATACACTACTGCGACGATTGTGTTGCCGTTTGCATCTTTCGGTACTTCGATATACCAGCCTTCCTGAGCAAAGCCTAAAGAACCTTCTAGTAAATAATCACCAACATCAATTCTCTTAAATTCAATCGGTTGTTTTTCTGCATCATTATTGAGCTCGATATGGTCGTTAAATAGCTTAACTACTGGTGATGCTGCTTTTATGAAACCGTTGGAATCCACAGAAGTATTCGCAGATGTTCTTAGCTGCTCAACTACAACAGGTATCTCACGGACAATAACAACGTCATCTGTATGAACAGTAACTAAATAATTATCAGATGTAATATTGGAAATACCGGAAAAATATCTAAATGCCAATGTTGAAGAACTTGCTGTTCTTTGAATGGCAACATAGTCTATATTTTGATATTTAACTACAGCCATACCTGAAATATGAGTTGTTACACCAATACTAATAAGCCGGGCTGTAACACGATCATATGCTTGCTGAATTGATACTAAAGTTCTCGAATGTTGATTTGCTGAGCCTGAATCACCCCTCGAAAACACTAGCTCACCAAACATGTTTCGATTGGGTGAGCTGCTGACAGAATAAGGGAATAACAATACATAGCTAACGACAGAATCTGGGTTTACCCCCGTAATCATTTTTCTTTCAAAAGTTTGGCCTACTCCACCAATTCCAAAACCGCCAACCTCAATCAAATTACCAGCTGTAGTACCAACATTTCTAGTTGCGGCACTACCAAGCCCTAAGTTAGTCCGTGCAGCCGCTGCCGAAGTTGCTCCTGTCCCACCCTTTGCAATTGGTAGAGCAGCTGGAATCGTAGTTCCATTAGTAGTTCCAGTTAGGAAATCATAAACCTCAGAAAAGTTTGCGTTTATATACTGAAACGCTGTCCGGGCTGGTGTTCCTGATCCGTCATTTGCAGCTGAACCAACATTAATAGTTTGCTTAGTCATTTTCTTACTCGCATAAAAAAAAGCCCCTAAATAGGGGCTTTAAAGGGGTTTAAATTAAGGGTAAAAAACTTGGGTGAACGTCGTTGAGATTTGCCAAATATCACCACCTAAACAACGGGGTTGATATTCACCTGTTTTTACTCGGACCTCACCATCTAAAGGTGAATCCCAAAGGAACGAGTCCGCTCCCTTGTGCTGATCGAAGAACGCTTTGATTTGCATAATTTCGGCTTTTACTGCTGTTCTAGTGTATTGCCATGTACCAGATCGGTTATTGATACCAATTGAAGTATTCTGCTCATAACCGTCACCAAATTTACTTGATAACGTATTAAAGCTCTGCGAACCTGAATTACCCTCTAAATCTTGGCACCAAGTGAATTTACGGTTGCTCATGTAGAAAGTAAGCCTCCTTAAAAAACCCACTCGGTTAAGTGGGTTTATTTGGGTTTAAGTGGTTAAACTTGGGTAATTAACGTCTCACAAGATTAAACAAGACCCCACCTTGACGACTTTCTCGTCTAGCCCAAGCATCCATTGCATTATTCAGAGATTCAGCAATTTGCTTTTGCCCTTGTGTGTTGACGCTTGCGGATCCATCAGCAAACGTAATCTGTTGACTGATTTGCACATTGCCCTCACTAGACCCGTTTTGACGATTATTTAAATAATTCGTCAAATCTTTGTTCTGTTGAGGGTTTAGTACACGTTCACCACCATCTAAAAGCCATGTACCTTCACGCGGGATATTGTCTATACCGTTATGAGCCATACCTGCAATAGTCTGACCTGCAATCATTCCGACATTTGCCATACCCATGCCTAGCACCAAAGTGGCAGCCGTCTGCTTGCTAATCACATCAAGATACCATGGGCTTGCAAGAATCTGGTTGTATGCCTGAAAAGCATTAATAGTGGCAGAAGCAATTGCAAATGACTGTTGAGCAAGATACATTGCCTTATAGATGCCAGACTGTTCGCCTGCTGCATCTTTAACAATGCCTGTCATATTAGACCAATAACTAGATAATTGACCCGTTAAACTGCTTAATTGACTTAATTGTGAGTCGTAAAGTGACCTATTTAGATCCATTTCATCTTGAGCATACTTTTTATCTAAGTCTGCTTTTGCTTTCAAAAACTGTTCACGAGCAGCCAACAATTGAGCGTTACGCTCACTCTCATTTTCAATCAATTTAATGCCAGACACTTCATCATTATATGATTGATTCAAGCTACTAAAATCAGATGAAGATTGATTTTGTAAAGCCCATTTTTGAGCATTTATCGGGTCCTCTCGTTCCAACATAGATTGTCTCGAGATTAACCCAGATTGAAACACGCTGTCAGAGGCTTGGTTTAAAGTTTCAAAAATTGCATAATCCTTAGATTTTGCCAACTCTTCGCGAACACGTTTACTTAAACTATAAGTTTGAAGTATTTCTTCACGTTCACGTTGGTAACGCTTCACAACAATTTCGGTCTGGTTTAGATAACCCTCAAACGCCGACTGAATTTGTGCATCTTCTTCGCGTTTTACGGCAGCAATTTCAACTTGTTTTTGACGCTCAAGAGCAGCTTTAATCTCTAAAGCTTTTTTCGATTTCCCGTACTCATATTCGGCATTAGTGTCAATTAACTCTTTTTGTCGATCAAAGTTTTGTTCAATCTGCTTGATTCGATCAGTTTCAAAAGCAAAGTATTGGTTATACTCTTCCTTTTTATCGGACTCAAGTTTTGCGATTTGCGCAGCATATAATGCATCCTCTTGAGCAAGCTTTTCTTTTAACTGTGGTGTACCAGCGTACGCAAGTGTGACCTTATCAATATTATCTTGATGCTCCCTTGCAAATCGTTGAGCTTCAGTGTAATACCGTGCGTTAACTTCTTTTCTTGCATCATCAATAGCCTGTTGAGACTCGGCAGCTTTGTTGATTAATTCAAGTTGATCTGCCTGTGTAGGCATTAAAATTGAATTATCAACACTTGATTTACCATTCACACCTGCAAACCATTTCTGGAAACCCGGTACATAACCAGCAACCTCTTTGCGCTTGCTATCTGATAGACCACCTTTCAAATAGGTTCTTAAGCCACCTGCACCTGCATTGTAGGCCATTAAGGCTTTTGCACGATCACCAAATTCTTGGTAGTGTTTTTGCAAGTCTTTAGCTGCTGCTGTTGCAATTTCTTCAGTAGAACTTTTGGCATTAAGTCTATATTGCTTTCTAAACACACTCGTTGTTTGGAAAAGACCTATTGCCCCGGTATGGCTTCTTGCCCCGGCATTAGCTCCAGACTCTTGAAGAATCAAGGCTGCTAATGTTCCAGCAGGCAAACCATACAAACTTTCAATCTGAGCAAAATTATTTGCCTTAGCAATACCTTGCGCACGAGCAATTGCCTCTAACTCAGCTTTCCCAAAAGTATAGTTTTTTAGATTGAAGTTCTCGCGGGCAGCAAGTAGCACATCCTTTGACAATGGTGCTTTAAAAGCATTTTCTCCATTTGTTGCGACTTGTGCATCTGCATAAACATTCGCTTTATCTACACTTACCCCCTCTCTTACAAGTGTCTTTATATACCCTTCCCTAAGTACATCTTGTTTAGCTTGGGTAATGTAATCTCGTTGAGCTTTAGTTAAATTCTTATATGCCTCCGTTGAAATGTTTAAGGCTTTTGCTTGGTCTTGCTGTGCCTTTGTTGCATCATTGGTGGCATCTTTAACTAATTTTTGGATCTCTTTTTGACGATCTATAGTGTTATTAGCAGCATTAATTTTTGTATCTAATTCAGCAACAAACTTAAGTGTACTCTCACTAACCAAGCCTTGCTTTTGTAGCTGAGCAAAAGCATTCTTAGCTTCATCCCCACCTTGTTTTAAGCTAGCAAGGTACGCTTGAATCGCTGTAAATTGCTTAATATCACCTTGAACTTTCAAGTCGTTCTCAAATTGTTCTAAAGCTGTAAAAAGACTTTTTAGTTCTTTGGTTTGTTTTTCAACCTCCTCACTTGCCTCAATACCTTTTATAGCTAACTGTGCTGCGGTAAAGCTTTTATATTTTTCCTTTAACTCATCAATTGTAAGACCTTGGTCACTCAGAGCCTCTGTAGCATCCTTAGTCTGTTGAGTCATTAGATAATATGCACCACCAGCTACAGCAATTTGTGTTGCTAACATTGCCAATCCAGCGGGACCACCAAGTAAAGCTATAGCACTTCTAGCTACACCTGCCGATTTAGAAAAACTATAAAGACCTATACCAGCACGAGCGGCAAATAATGCCGTTTGACCAAGTTGATAAGATGCAAGAACTAAAGCCGGAACAAATCGGGTTGCTATACCAGCAGAAACAGCAATCGCAATGGCTTTTATTTCGCCCCAATTATCAATAACCATTTTGACTGCTGGAACTACATTATTTATTAGTCGATTTTCTAAGCCCTGCCATTGTAAATCCATCAGCATTAACTGTTTTTTAGCTTCCGAAAGATTCGCGGCCAATTCATCAGTCATAATTGCGCCAGCTTTTTCAGCTGCATCGCCCCATTCTTTAAAACCTTTACCACCTTTTTCTAATAGTGGAATTAACAAAGAAGAATCAGAAATAATCGCTTCCATGTAAAACTTCATGTCATTAGTTGAAGCACCAGCTTTTTCTAATGAGTTATAAAATAATTGAAGCGCTTCTGGGCCAGACAGCTTTTGAAATTGTTGAATTGTAACACCAACACGTGGTGCAATATTCTCAAAAAAGTCGGCTAATGGTCCACCACCTGTCTGCTGAAAATCGCCAATTCGATCTTGCATATCTTTCATTTTATCTGCGAAAGATTCCATTGAAATTCCAGCAGTTTCTGCCCCTTTGGCGTAATACTGAAATTCACGCACTGAAGCATTCGCAAGTTTTGAAAACTTTTGAATATCATTTCCAGTCTGAATAACTTGATCACTAAAATTAACAAGCTGAGCCACTGAAAGACCAGCCACTGCTCCACTCAATGCACTTACAGCAATAGCAGCAATATTTAAAGAATTAGCAATCCCTTGACTCGATGTTCGCGCCTGCCGTTCAGCTCTACTTAGTGGCTCTGAAAAACTAGCCGTCTGAACCACTAGATCTAGGGTTAATCTGCCAAGTGAATTTGTCGCCATGCCTTTTCTCCAGACATAAAAAAACCCGACACTTGGTCGGGTTATGTGTAAGTCTATTTAATTGCTAATTTTCGATTTCATGTTTCTAGCAATGCTCATAAGATCATTACTTCGTGAAAAGTTAAAAAATCTTTAAAATATTTCTGAAAGTTCAATCATATGAAGAAACACAGCGCATTAAAAAAGCACCTTAGGGTGCTTTTTGTCATCTTTCGGTATGGTAATTCCCATCTTTTCCTAAAAATAAAATTTTGTACTCATTACCTACCACATCTGCTCCATATGAATTTTGTGCAGTGTACTCAATACTAATCTTAAGTAAAGCACCTTCTTGTTTTACAAATGCGCTTCTCGGACGAAAAGAGTATGGATTCTTTAATCCAATTTTAGCTAAGTCAGAAATGAAATATAAATTGTGTGAGATATCCTTTTTAGAAAGTGGAACATTTATATTTTTATCTAAAATCGCAGTAATTGTAATTTTTGAGTTCTTACTTTCTCCATCTTTGAGTAAACCTTGATAGGTAGAATTTTTATAAATCAAATCCTTTGGGTTTGATTTTTTAAGATTTGCAGAAGCAATGCTAAAAAGTCTTTTATTTTCTTCAATTCTCTTTTCAATGGCTTGAGACTCTTCAACATTACTTTTATCTGTTTCATTAATTTCATTAAAATTTGAAAAAGTTAATGTTGATGTTAAATCTATTTTTTTAAAAATATCATTTGAGCTAAATGATGATTTTAATGCAGAAATTAGATTGGGTGTTTTATTGCCAATTATATAACTCTTCGATTCTTCATCTATTAAAGCCACAAGAATCTCTTTGTTTTTAGGATCAAATGCAACGAAACTCTTCAAATGCTGCCCAACAATTTTATTTTTATTTTGAGCATATTCGGCAGTTAAAATACCATTTGCGACATTATTCTTACCAATACAGCTATCAACATCAAAATCTGTTGACTTCATGCCTCCAAATTCCATTAGCTTGAAATCAAATGCCCCTTTGAAATTCGCATCATAAGCAAGTAAATTAAATCCTCTTAACTTGCAATCTTCCGAAGTTTTAATGGATGGAGTCGTATTTGCAATTGTTAAAACAGGTAGGCAAATTAAACCCAATAAAACAATTTTTTTCATAAACACACCGTTTTTTTAAATTTTAATCAATTTAACAAAACGGTATGTAAATGTCACATGCCCCACCTTATGGCAGGGCTAGTTACTATGGAACCTTTCTAGATATTCCTCTAATGACAATGAATTGTCATCGTCTGGAGGCGTTTCATGAGGCATAAATATATAAGGGTCTACTTTTGTTCCCTCTTTAACTTTGAAGCCTGTGTAATGTGCCATCCAGCTTCCAAAGCTTTGCTCTAAACGGCGACCAAAGAAAAGAGAGCCATACTTTTGACGGTAGGCTCTCCATTCCATCAACTCTTTATGACTAATGTTTAATTCGGCTTCTGCTAAAGTGTTTCCGCCGATTCCGTTGAGGACGAGTTCAATGAGGAGTTCTCTGTCTGCAAGCTCTTCTTCCGAGACTTTCCCAAAAAATTATTAACTTCATCAGCAGCAGCATACATAGCATTTATTAAACTAGGCTCTGCTTTATAGATGTCATTAACACTTGAGAAAAAAGGTGTTCCCTTTTGATCTGAGCAAATTGAACCAAGTAATTGAGCAGCTTGCATGTGAGTTGAATCGATTTTCTTAACTTTTGAATCCTCAAGATTCTCATAATTAAGATCCCATTCAATTGCTTTGGATGCCTCGCGACTTTCCTTGAAGTTCATTTTTTTAACAAAAATATCAGCTTCAAGCTCAACAATATCACCAAGCTCTAATGAATTGTTTTTCGTCAATTTTTTAAGTGACCCAATATTACTTTCAGTCGCTTCAACATTCCACTTTACGGCTTTTTTAACTGGAACGTTTAGAGTAGTTACACTCTGCTTTAAGTCTGTAATGCTGATCTTAGCCATTATGGAGCCACCGTGCGTTTAATTGAAGTTACGCCAGAAGTACGAATCAATGTGAATGAATAACCAACTACAGAATCGACTTCAAATGCATTCGGTGCAGTAGGATTAATATAACCCTTGAATGACCACCACATACGATCCTTTGGCAGATCAATACCGGTAGTAGCATCATAAGTTGGTTCGGTGGAAGCATGACCCGAACCAACATGCCATTCTAAAATCTCTCCAGATTCGGCAATTTCAATTAATTTGTCATGACTGGTGTTCGTATCATCGTAATCGATTTCTACTGCACCTTCGCCTGGATCACGCATACCGCGAACATACTGTTTTGATTCTGCATCAAGACAAGTCACATCAATTTTTTGAAATGAATCTTGCCCCAAGTCAATCCGTTTAGAGCAAACAAAACGAACCACTTGACCATTTAACACAGTAAATAACTGTGTTTTTTGAGTTTTAACATTAGCCATTAAGAGCGCTCCTTAATTTTAGGCATAAAAAAAGCACCCGAAATGGGTGCTAAGTGAAAATATGGTTTAAGTTTTATTAGCGGTTTACGATCCAGCTAACATCAAAAGAATAGTGAGGCATGCCTGTTACGGGGTCCTTATCTGCCTCACCATAACGAACCACATAACAATCAAGTTCAATTGCAAAGCGAATTGCTTTCGCAACCTGATCAACAACATCCTCATCAGTTGCGTATACATCAATTTGAATAATTGCATTATCTGAAACAGGACGTGAATCAAGGTTGCTATTTGAATCACCAGAAATTGTTTGCCATGTCACATATGGCGCTTGTGGCTCATCTGGAGCACTTCCAAACTTCCAGACTCGCAAAATTCCATCGCTTTCAAGTAGAGCCTTAACCGCTGGATCTGCTCTGGCTAATTTAAAAATTGGAACATCAATCATTAAGCTGCACCTAAAACCACACTGAGTTCAAAATTAAACACCTGAACAAATTTATCGGTAACTTGTTCAATGTTTTCGTAAAGCGCTGGTCTTAAAAATGGTGTTGCGGGTTGTCTACTTGTACCCAACTCAAGGAATCGCCAGTAAAAGACTCGGCCATCAGTTTGATAAGTTTGACCAACACGCCCAGCACGTCTATTTTGAGCATTGTTTGTATATGGAATACGTGCCCCACCACGCACTCCCACGCGCATAACCAAAGTGTTTTTGTTTCTACTTCGGCCATTTTGAACAACAATTTCTTTCCAAATTTTTTCAGGAGTGGTGGGATCATCTAGCCGTTTAACTTTTTGACGGGCTTCATCCCGAGCAATGTTAATTGCCTGCCGCATAGCTTTACGGGCGATACGTTTGACAGTCTTTTCATTACCGATTGCCTGCATTTTTCTTAAAGCAGGCTCCAAACCATGTATTTGAGTTGACATAATTTACCCATTCCATGCTTTTTCGCCTGTAGATAAGTTGATGGTTAAATACTCACGGCGTGAGTCGGGATCTCGCATAGGGTTACCATCAATCTTGTAAAAGTACCCATCAAAAAGTACCCGCATTGTGCTATCAACTTGTTTTGTTGTGCTGCTATATCGCACCTTAGCACGGGCCTGTATCGAGCTATTGGCCGCTTTGGCCGCAATAACATCCCTTGTTGAAAGGTCGGTAACTTCAGCCCAAATTGTTGCAAAATTAGACCATGAGGTGATTAATTTTCCAGTGTTTTGGTCTTGGGTTTGAATTGCTTTCTGAATAGTGATGCGGTGCTTTAGTTTTGGAGTAATGCTGGGCATATTAGACCCCCATTTCTCTAATAGGCTGCAAAATATCCCAATATGCTTGAGGTTTTCCTTCTAGACTTCGGCTGTACTTATACTCAATAAATATCAACCGGGCATTATCTAACTTCTTGCAGTCCACAATGTCTGTTTCAGAGGTTCTTTCTGACTCATTTGAAATAATTTTTCGGTCGATGTCGATCGCTATTTCTTCATCAGCTTGAGCTATCCATTCAAGAAAAAGCACATCCTCATCATCGTGATCAACTCGACATTGCAACTTAGCTCGTTCGAGTGTGATCATTTTGAATTATTCCGTCTTGTAGCTGGTTTTGGTGGATCAACTTTTGTTTGGTATTCACGTAAAACTTTATTTTCTACCAAATGCCTTACCACGTTTGGATCTGCGGTTCGAATATCGCCCTCTTTGTAGTCTTTATCTCCAAAGTGTGGGCGTAAAACTTCATATTCTTTCATTTTGGCCTCTCTAAATGGGATGGTGACGAACACCACCCCAAAATGAATTAACCACCCGTAGCAGGAGTATAAGAGCCATATACAAGCGATTTAGGCTTATAAACAGCTAATGCTCCACGGGTTTCAGCAAGTAAGGTACGTTTATTTGATGTGAAATCATCGCCCTGCATACCGATTTGCACAGCAGCACCCCAGCGCTCAAAGTATTGAGCTGCAGTATTGAATGCACCTGTTAAGAATTTACCTGCATCCATTGCAGCGGTTTGAACTACAGGCAGACCCCATAATGTTGGAACCGCTTGTGATTGCGGGTTCCCGATGATGTAGTTGCCGTTTGCATCTTTTTGCGTTTCCATCAACGCCCAGTCAATTGGGTTGAGTACATGGCCGTTTGCAAAGTCATCGGCCAATACAACTTGAAGCATTGCAAAACGCAATACATCAAACATGTTTGGCGTTGCTGGAGCACCTGCAGGCGGAGCATAAGCAGTCGCTTGAGGGATTAAGCCAAGCATATTGCCATTGGTTCCATCACCAGCAAGAATTTGCTTTTCAAGCTTGATGTCAAGACCATGGCGCAAAATGTTGTCAATGAATGACTGCAATGCTGGCGCATCACTTAACATTTGAGTGGTCGTTTTTAACCAGTGAGCAATTACTACTGCTTTGGCATCTTTATCTTCAAATGTAATTCCAGATTCTGGCTTGTTTGCACCTTCTGCAACTACTGCTGCATTATTGGTGAATTCTTTCATTTGAACATATTCAATGAGATTCCCGCTCATGCTGCCACCTGCCAAAATGTCGCGGATGGTAAGGCGCATTTGGTTTGGTAACTGCAAACCAAGATTGGTGGCCGGAATAATTTTTCCAACCTCAGTCGTACCAATTGTGTTCTTCAGCTCAACACGCTGAATTCCACGATACTGACTTTCTGCAGCATTTTTGTATTCTGTAGTTTCAACAAACTCACCACCCATGGTTTGCTTTTTGGTTTCAACATCACCATTACCACGGCGTGCAGCTTTCTGCTCCAGTTCTGTCAGTTTGTTTTTAACTTCATTTAACGTAGTTAAAGCTTCGTCCGCTTTATCTTTAGCGCTTTGTGAGATTTCTTCACTTTTTGCTTGTTTGCCTTTGAACTCTTCGGCGATTTCTTTAACTGTATCAACGTGTTTTTGGAACTCTTGAGCGAGTTGTTCTAAAGTTTTTTCAGTCATTGCTGATTCCTCGTAAAATATTTAAGGCATTTGAAATTGATTTCGCTTTTTCGTTTTCACCCTCTGACTCGCTCAAAAGATGACGCAAACCCTTACTAGCGATGACAGTGGCTTGCGTTTTTGAAAATCCTGACTCTCTCAGGAACTTTTCAAATTCTGGTAGGGATGGCAGCTCGCCATCTTGTAATTTGGATTTGACGGAACTGATTAGGGTTTCTGGATTGGAAGGAAAGGCAACAATTGAACCCTCCACCAACTCCAGTTCCAGTAGTTCGCGGATTAGTGAGTCTGGATCGCGTCTATAAGACTTGGTGATATAGCCAATGGACATGCCATCAATCGCGCCAACCTTCATCAGTGCATAAACAGCTTTAGCGCGCGGCACATCGTCAATTAAGAGACGACCTTCTACGTACAACCCTTTTTCGTCTTCACGCATTTCGGTGAAAATTCCAATTGGTTCAGATGGGTTGTGGTCCCAAAAGATTGCTGGGTACTTGCCTTTTGCTTTCCACTCTTGAAGGGTTTTGGCAAAAGCCCCCTTGCGGATGATGTCGCCATGTGAATCTAGGTTGTCAAAAGCAGCCAAGTAGCCAGAAAAAAAGCCACCCTCTTGGGTGGCTTTGATTTCTAAAGTTAGTTTAAGTCTATCCACTGGTTTTCCCCTGATCTTTCAATCCGACCATTTGCATTTGAACCATTAACTCATCACCACCCGGTAAAGGGGCTAAATCTTCTAAATCTCGCACTTCATTACGGGTCATGACACCGTTTTGAATCATGTTTGTGTAGAACCCTGAGCGAGTAGCGCTATCGGCCCGCAATAAACCTTCAACGGCAAATTTTGGTCTGTATTTGTATTTTTCACTTGGTAAAAACAATCTCTTTGTGATTGTCTGCTCATATCGGACTAATTGCGGATTAAGTGAATAAGTCAAAAAACCCCTATTAGTCTGCTCAAGACTTGAAGCCCAAGAACTTGCTTTGTTTGTATGACCAATTAACTGAGGTGGAACACCAAAGGCACGGCATATTTCTTCAATACCGAAATACCGAGATTCAAGTAACTGAGCATCAACTGGGTTGATTCGAATGCTATTTGAGCCAGAAAGCTTCATTCCAGCTTCAAGCACCATGTACTTGCCTGCATTCTCCGGCTTACTAAATTCGCTTAAGTGATTCCTTAGCCGTTCACGTTGCTCTTTAGTTAAGGTTTGCTCTCCAGTCTCCAAAAAACCGCCAACCTTTAAGCCATTTTTAAACCAGTCCTGTGCTTGATTATTTGCATCAAACTGCATGCCTATGGTTTGAGCAAAAAACTGAATAGCAGATAAACCAACAACCCCATCAAGAGTAAAACCCTTAAAATGCAAGATTTGGTCTTCCGAATAGGTTGTTGTTTTCCCATTTTCAGTGTAATGAAAATCAATCGCTCCCAAATCATTACGTTTTACAACCATACCACTCGGGAAAAGTGGTTCTAAAGCAATAACTTTCCCACTCGAATCGGTAGAAATGAGGTTGTATGCATTGCCCCACAGGTCAACACAAGCAACTTGAACTTGCCAAAACTCACTTGCACACATATCGGCATTGGGTGAATCGTGCAAAATACGGTAAAGGTAATGATCAGTAGCAAGACGTTTATTGTTGTCGTACAGCTGTAAAGGAAGAGTTGAGATAGTTTCAGCTCTTAATTTTACACACGCCCAGACTGCGGAAAGTTTCAAAGCTGTTTCTGGTGTGACAACTGATCCACCGGGTGATAAATAACTATCAAATGGATAAGACGAATCGCCTTTTTTTAATTGTGTATTTCCAGTCAATCGTGACCAGAAGCGGGACCAAAACCCCGGCTCTTGTGTGGTACTCATGCTATCACGACATCCTCTAAATATTCGTCAATGTCTAAATTCTTGGCAATCGGGTTCATAGTCATTAGAGCCACGGCATTAAATGTTGCAATCAAAGGGTCAATTTTCCCAACCCCTGATTCTTGCTTGGTGATTCGCATCCCATTACCAATCATCACAACTCGCGCATTACCAGCACACCAAGTCATAAGTTGCTGCCCAGCATGCCAAAGGTTGCCCTCCGCCAGTTTCCGTTCAGCAGTCATGATATACCCCATCAACCTATGACCTTGCGGTACACCAACAAGTTGCTCTTGTGGAATACCTACACCCAATAAGCCATCCAAAAGACCGCCCAGACCTTGCGGATCCAGTCCAATCTTGTCAAGCTTGCCACTGTCATAAACTTGCTTTGCAATCAGTGCCAATTGGTCGATATCTTCGCCAACTTTCTCAACTACAGTCAGACTTCCCTCTTTTTCAAAGTCTTGGTACTTTGGGATGTTTTCTTTTCGGCGCTCCAAAGCAACTTTATTTGCCCATGCATGATTCCAAAGCCACCAGACGCGGGGATCTTTTTTAAGACGCCCTAAAACCGCGGATCCAAGCAAATCATCTAACCCACCGCCATCGATACCAATCGTAATGACATCTGACTGTTCAATTAGTTGGTCTAAGCCGAAAACATGTTTTTGTTTATTCCAGAACTCTGCACCCGCCCAACGGTTAGCACGTAAATTCATGCCAATTTCGATGTTTAAATGCTTGGCCAAGAAATCTCTAAGCGATTCATCACCAGCATCTTTAACTTTGTTAAATTCCGAAATCAGATATTCATGATCAACCGAAGCGCCTAAGTTTGGATTGGTTATATAGAAGTTTTCTGGTTTTAAATGTTCGCCAGCTTCCACTAGATGCTTAGGGAATTCATAAATAAGCGGCAGAAAGCTTTTATCCTCTTTAATGCCGTCACGCACATCACGGGCATAATCTAAAAGCTGCTTAAATACACCACATGGCACTTCATCTGACATCGTAGAGAGGTAAATTACACAACCTTCTGGTCGTGAAGTCAGACCACCTTTTGCCTCACGAAACATTGATTCGGCATTTGCACGCTTACCAAAGAGCCAGACTTCATCAATCAAAATAATTGAAGCTTTCTTACCAGCCGCGGCGTTAGATTCTGCTGCAATAACTTTAAGTGTTGCTCCGGTACCTAGATGCGTAACTGTCTTTGTGTGCTCAGACACATTGAATCGTTCACTTAGTTCCTCATCAGCGCGAATGAAATCTCGGATAGGGTTAAAGCTATTGTCCGCGACCTCCTTAGTTGGCGCCAAGATGATAAGCTCGGCAGATTGCCTATCATTAAGAATTAATGCAGTAAGCATGATACCGGCGGCAATTGTAGACTTTGTATTCTTCTTTGAAATCAGAAGAAAGAACTCACGTATTAATCTACGCTTAGTGCTTGGATCATATGCGCCAAAGATTGCACGAACAAACTCGATTACCCATTCCAATGTGACATCGCCCATCTTAGGGCTACCCATCACATCAACAAGAATTAACTCTTTAAAGATACGCTCCGCTACGTCAGCCACTTTGGGAAATAATGGCTTACACGGCATTAACGATTGTTTAGAAACAATACGAGTCGCCCAGTCTGGGCAAGCTGTAGTCCAGATGGGTGACATTGAAGACATAATTTAGCTCATCAATTGATTATCTAAAGTTGCAAACTTTCCTGATTTACTACCTTCTCTTGCAGTTTCTGCTTTGGTTTGTTTCTTACCTTTTTCCGCAACCTTGCCGTGCTTATAAGGCATAAGGGCCATAGCTGCCTGCATTCTTATATTTAATTTATTGCCGTTGAAATTCATAACTTTTGTTAAGAACTCCAAAGGGTCATCACCTTCAAACTGAAATTCCTCAATAGGATTTTCATCTTCACCACTATTTTCGAGTGTTTCTTTAGGTTTAACTTTTGGTGAATCAGATGTTAAAGAGCGCCCTTCTTTTTGAGCCTTTAACATCTCAATATAGACAATAATTTCAGGATCTCTTGCTAACCTAGCACCTGCTGCGGATGCAGTTTTTTCTGCGTAACCTGCTGAAATTGCTGCTTCTTTATTTGTCTTGCCGTCAACAATGGCAAGAGCAAATTTTTCCATTTTCTCTGTTAATGCCATTGCTCTACCTTTAACTTGATTTTAACTTTTTGCTTTAACTTTTTCTGAAAGGGAATTTTTTTTATAAATGAGAGGGGGGGCGGTGTCCAACGGTGAAGGGCTTGGAACTTTTGACCTCCCCCCTGCCTGCTGTATTTTTGTGCATCAATTTGGTGCAAATATTTAAATTGCCACGGCGCTACTGGACAGCTTCAATTCTCCATCGCATAGCCACATAACTTCTCTTGCTCCGATGCGGGTCGAATTTGAGACTTTAAGCAGCTATCACTACAAATAAAATTCATGACCTGTGGATTAAGTAGATCAACCCAAACTTTCTTATCTGTGACTTTGGTGATCTTTAAAAGTCCAACATGCCCAAGTCCAACCACCAAATCATTTACTTCAAAACTCATTGTCTACTTTCCTGTTGGGTTTTCTTTTTATGGCATGGAACACAAAGAGACTGGAGGTTTGATTCATCATCCGTTCCACCTCTTGCCACATTAACAACATGGTCAAGCTCTAAATCTTTAGTGACGATGCCACAACATTGACAGGTCCACTCATCACGTAAATGGATCTTTGCTTTAAGACGGCGCCACGGACGACCACCACGACCAGAACCCCAATTGTTTTGTTTAGAGTTCTTCTGGCTTTGTGCGGGTGCCTGTAGCGTCTGCAACTTGTTCTTGAATGTTTGGAGTTTCATTTAAGCTTACTCGCGCATCTACACCATTAAGTAAGTCAATGGATATCCAATCGATATCTAACCCCTTGCGTTGATACTCTTGGACCAACCTTACTAAACGGAGTTCCAATTGTTTACGCTGTACTTCTGGAGTTTCGATCTCAACCACTAAATACGGCTGCTCAAGATTATCCAATCCATAAAACCCCAAACGATTATTAATAATGCTCTTCGGAATCATCTTGCTCACCCATCCAAAGATTTAGCTTTCTGTACTGGCTCGCCTTCTTCAAAGATTGCTAACAACTCATTAAGTTGTGCGGACTGCTCAGCATTGATTTGAACGAGTAAGCTATTCTGTTCGATCAGTCTGTTGTTATGGTCAGTCAGTTTGTTGTTTTGGTCGATAAGCTTGTTTGTTTGCTCTATCAGCTTAAGCACCACATCTTGTAAATTTGGTTCACTGCTCATTTTGATAACACCACTTAAGGTCATCCGGGATAATCAACATCACGCCCAAGTCTCTATGTGCATAGATGTTGATCTTATCCAGATATTTGGTGAATTCTTTAATGGTGGCCTTCTTGCTTTGCAGGTGGTCTTTAATGAAGGTATTGACCAAAACTTGGTAATCCTTTTCAAGTTGACGGCGCTTAGGTCCATCGAATGCTTGAATAACATCTTTAAAGTTCTGCAAAGCCATGTACTTTTCTGCAGTCTCTTGCCGACCTTCAACATAGATCCGGGCAAGAAACTTTTTCTTAAAAAGTAAATGAAGGTCATCCTTTGAGTTACCGGTCTTTTGCTTGATCTGCTCAAGCCAAGCCCAGTAAAGCCGGTTTTGTGCGGCGCTTCTATCGTCTTCTTTCTGATTGATTCTAACGACTAAAGGTTTGCCTTCTGCGGCTGCTTTGGAGTGGTTATTGTTCAGATAGTTAATTACCTGAACAATTCCAGAATAACTATTGATTGGGAATGTTGCTGGTTCCATATTCCCACCTATACCTTATTCATCCACAACGGGACGTTTACCAGCTTCTAAAACTGGAATGTTTGCCTCAGTTGGGACATATACAATTTGTTGAATCTTGCCATCACGTAAAGCATCACCAAATGCGCCGATAAACTCTTGTTTACGGTACTCCGGGTAATCTTTTGCAGCCTGACCAATAGTCTTGATAGCTTCTGCACGCAACTTGGCACTTTCAAGTTCAGCTCGCGCCGTCTGTACCTGAATCATTTTTGACTGTTCAGCTTCTGCCAATAGTGCTTTGACCGTTCATGCCCTGCTTCCACACCTTGTAGTGAGGCCATGCAAACATAATCAAAACAATGACAATTAAAATGGCAAGAAAGCAAAGTGCGGCTAACACTACATCAGCTTGGCCTTTCTGGTTGGTTTTCATTTCTCGCTTCCTTTTTATGGACACAAAAAAAGAGCCTTTTGGCTCGGGACTAAACCCAATTAAACCCACCGCTTTTAATGGGTTTGTTTGGGTTATTTATAATTCAAAATAAATCTTGTTCTGACTCAAGCATCGCGTTGGTTCGCTTAAGCCATTTATTAAATAAGTCTTCGCTTTCCTGCCTGTTGCCTAGTTGGTAGGTATCAAACAAACGATGGCAGGAAAAACACAAGGAAATAGTTTTGGAGTCGCAAGCCTTAATAGATCTGCCTTTACCGTCTTTGCTTGAATTAGAGTGTGCGGCTTGGCTTGGTGCTGGTGCACCACATCTCATGCATGGCAGCTTGCGTACTTGGGCTAATCGTTTGGAGTCACGCATTTAACATGGACCGTAAATTATTAATCTGGTTTTTCAGGCGAAGAATGATGTTGTCGATAACAAGCATCTCATCACGGCTTAACCCAGTGCGTGACAAATTCTGATAGCGGCTTAGCTCTTCTGAGTATTTATCAAGATTCTTTTTAGCTTCGACTAGATCTGTCATATATCCCCCGAAAAATAAAAGCCCCACCAATAACTAGTATTTGGCAGGGCTTCATGCGCCGTAATCCGTTCGGCAAAATTGAGAGGTGCCCCAACAAAGCACCTCTCGCGAGATAAGATCTTTATCATTCCAGAAACGCAAAAAGCCCATCAACTCAATGACAGGCTTTAATCTAGTTTCACCTTCTTGCTTATGTTGCAATGGTTACTTACTAATTTAGTTGCACCTTATTTACACTTCGCACAACTTTAACACAAAAATACCACTAGCCCTGATCAGGGTCAAGTGCTCAAGCAAAATTATTTGCATATTTCTCGATAATTCTTTGCTCATGTGGTTTCGTAAATAACACGGCGAATTGAACTAGGTTTTCAGGGGTAAATAAGCGATTGGCTCTTTTAATGAAATCCTCCAGCTCCCTTAAATTTTGGTCATGCTGTCTAAGCTTTTTTGCTAATGCCTTAATAGCTACCCCGTCCATCTGGTTAGGATTTTTGATTTCCCTATACAGCCGATCAAAGTAGTCCTTTAACTTTTCAGCATTATGCCAATTGGCGATAACATCATATTCAGCAATATTTGCGACTAAAACCCGCTTGATGTCTGAGATGTTTTTTCTACCACTTAGGATTTCAGCATTGATTTCTTCTTTTGTTTTGAAGTCATCAATAAAAATAGATCCGTTGCTTGTTACCTCTTGTCCAATTCTCCTTCGCATCCAGTAATCAAATGCATCTTCTTTAAAGCTCTTTACTGCCATCTTTATTTGCAAGAATGTCATTTTGCCCGACTGGTTCAAAATTCTTTCTAGACTTTCCTTTAACTGTGGCAGCTTTTCATACATTGCCTTAATTTGCAGATATTGATTCGCATTGTCTCTAAGATGCTTGAATTGTTTAGCTTTTTCATCAAAACTCACACCAAAGTGTTTTTTCCCGCACTTATGCCCAATGATAATTTCATTGCCATCATGCAGTGCTGCGATATAACCTTTTTGATGTTTCTTTCCACAACTAGAAATCCCACAACTAACAAAATCTCTTAGCACATAAAAACCAACTAAATCAGAGATAGTGTTTTGAACATCCTCACCCCTAGCAATCGTCACCTTTTCAACAAAATTAGGTCTAGATGTGATTTCTTCAAAATTTGTTATTAAATTAAAATGTTGCGGATTTTCTATCATTCTTGCTCACCGTTGTTTAATCTTCATACAATTATCTGAATTACCAATAAATATCAATAGTTAGATCAGACTGAGCCATTTTTATATCTAATAAACTGGTAGCGATTGTGCAGAGCTGCTAAGCCACAACGAACATCGTATTTTGCATCCATGGCCGTTCGCTCTGGAGTTACTAACTGAGTCCATGATTTTTGATTGAAGTAACGCTCTATAATTGCGTCCATCCAATCAAGCATAGCCTCAGAAGTGCAGCCGTCTAAAATATCAATGATCAAGCGCTGAACGGCCCTAGCTTCATCGTCTGTAATTAGACAGACATTAGGTTTTTTAGATTGCTTCTCGATAAAATTTTCATCACAAAGATAATAAGCAACAATCTTTTCCCTATCCCCTTTCTTAAGTCTAAGTTTTGCTTTTTTAATCGCTCCTACTAATGGATTTTCAGTAGATCCACCAAAGCGAATCACTGCCCCTTGCCAATAACCAAATTGGCGCAACCATTCTGGTAAATCATATTTAGACCAGTCAACACCTTGCATGATATGTAATTTTGAATTCATAAATCCCAGCCCTCATTTCCTCGCAACTTAATCAATTGATCAATTTTTTGATCTTGATATTTAATAATTCTGTGTTGAATGATTACTCGCTTTGTAAGATCTTCAATCACACTTTGGGAATCAATCACACGCCCTAAAACCTCGTCAGCTTTAATCGCTGCTTCAAAGATTGAGAACACACCCCACAACATGACAACCCATGTCAGCCATGATGGATGCCCATTGACATATGAAACAGCAAAAAGACTTGCCAACATTCCAAAAATAGCAAATCTCGCAAAAATCAAATCAAGGTTGGGTTTAATTATTTTATGGCTCATGCTTTGCGCTCCCACTTATTAGAACGGTAAAAAATTAGGTATAAAGCCAACAAGAATTGGGTTAGATGTGAGAACGCTTGATACTTACCCCCATCAAATACAGCTAGAGCCGATATACATAAAAAGAAAAAAGTGATATCCATGAAAGCCAAAGAAAAACGAAATTTAGCTAGACTTCCTGAATACTGGTGCAGCTTTGCAGCTATTGCAGCTACAACCAGTCCCATAAAAGTAGCAATACAGATAACGGTCATAATGATTAGGAATGTTTTCATTCTTCTAGCTCCTGAATGGCTTTAAATCTACACATGTCTAAATGCTCTTGAACTCGGACTGCCCCCCTTTTCCCGTGTCGGTTTTTGGCAATAATTAATTCTGTAACCCCGAGAGGTTGAAGTGTTTTGTCATCAGTTAATGGATTAACAAGGATGATCTGGTCTGCATCTTGCTCGATCTGCCCTGATTCCTTAATGTCAGAAGCTTTCGGTTTCTTACCTTTTTCTGATTCACGATTTAATTGAACGAGCGCTACAACCGGGCATTCAAACTCCTTAGCCATAGATTTAAGTTCACGACTAATAGAGCCAACTTCTTGAAAGCGGTCTTTTTTGCTTGGATCTCTTACAAGCTGAAGATAATCAACAATGATGCAGCCAAGTTTGGTACCTGCTTTGGCAAAACGGCGCTTTGCTCTTCTCGCGTAGGCTCTAACCTCACTTATGCTTGGTTTCTGCTTTGGTTCGATCCAAATTGGTAGACCGCTGTAAACCTCTCGATACCTTGCATATTCCTTTAGTAATCCGTCATAAAGTGTTGCATTGTGCAAGTTGTCATATGGAATAGAACTAAGTGAACTAAACATTCTGTTTGAGAGTGTCTCTTTATCCATTTCTGCTGATATAAAAAGAACCCCCTCCTTTTTAACCATAGCAGTATCAATTGCCATCATTTGTGCCAGAGTTGATTTACCAGAACCAGGACGACCTCCAACAACACAAAAATGACCGTTTTGTACTGTGCCAAGCATCTTATCGAGCGTTACAAGATTGAATCTAACTCCAGATAATTGATTCTTAGCTTTCTTCTCTGATTTCTCTATCATTTGCGCCAATGCGCTAGTCAATGCATCACCAAAGCTTGCGCCCATATCGCCATCTTCTGTTTTATCGATTTGACTCAAAAGATTTTCAGCTTCAATGAATGCGTCTGGCACTGTAGTGTCTTTAGCCATTGCGGCAATGCGAAAACCAATTTGCTCAATTTTTCGGTGCGTCTTGAGTTTTTTTAATTGAGTTACATAACTTTCAGCATTGTAAAAACTACTTGGCGCATCCTGCATAAGCTGAATCAAATAATCCTCACCACCCATCAAATGCAAAACATTTTTGCCCTTTAAGTAGTTACTAACCATAACCACATCGTAAGGATGGTTGCTTTCAGAAAGCTCTACGATTGCCTTGTATATTTGTTGATGACGATCTGAGTAAAAACATTCTGCATCCAACTCCTGACCAATAGACTCAAGTGACAAGGATGTAGCCATTAAAGCCGCAAGAACACATTGCTCCATGTTCACATCATGAATATTTGAATTAAATGACATTACCAATCCCCCTCAATTACCTTGTATTGAGCAGGAATGGTCTGCACATCCTCAATTTGAGGACATGCTATTACCTGTGCTGGATTAGACATGGCAAGAAAGTGATCAAGCTTGGTTGCATCGCGGCAAATTAGCGTTAGATCAGTATGATTGCCCTCAATATGGAATTGAGATTTAGAGCACCCAACAATAGCCGTCTTGATATCTTCAACCGTGTAACCCTCTTTGAGTCTTGCTTGAATTTTGGATTTGCGCGGGTTATCAAGAACGGTTCGATTATTCTTGTTAAACGTCACTTTCCAAAACTCGAAAACCTCTTGAATCTCATTTTTGAAATTCTCTTTAGGCTTTTCAGCAGACATAGGTTCGCCGTTAGGCGGACATATATTATTTTCTTGGTTAGATGGTTCGTTGGTTAGATGGTTAGATGGTTTAGGCTTTATTTGGGTTTCTTTGGGTTTTTCTGGGTTTAATTCGCTTTCATTTGGGTTGTCTTGGCTTTCATTTTTAAAGCCATTTTTTCCAGATTCATCTGATTTAGGTGCTTTTTTTGGACGTCCACCTTTTTTGCCATTTTCAGATTGCTTTGCACAATACTCTCTGTAGCGACACAACTCTTCCTCAATATGTGTTTGCACATAAACCCCGTCCTCATTTAATTTGAAAAACTTCTTAAGTACAAATTTAACAGCGTCAATTTCTTCCTCAGTTTCCGCCCATACCCATTCAATAGCCTCTTCAAGCGTTGGGAACGATTCACGGTCGTAACAGGCATCCATGAGCAAGTTATAAACCCCATGCTGCAAAATGTTTAATCTTCCAGCCTTGCGGTAATAATCACCAATATTTCGCTCGTAGTAGTGCATTACAACTTATCCTTTGCTCTTAGACGGTTGATTACAGCGCTCTCAAATCGATTCAAAAGTGCATATAGGTGAGCATGTTTTTGCAGGTCCGCTATAACCTCCCCAATTGGATGGGAAGTTTTGTTGAAATCTTTTTGAACGCCCAAAGCCTTTTCAAGTTCTTTGCGAGATTCCTTGTACTCAGCTATTGAGTCTGCATATGCGTCATGATCAATTTGCCATTGAGTGAGGACTTGATCCTCATCATCATATGGGCTTGCACAGTCTGAATTTTGTGCTAAGATTTGTTCATTCATTTTGGTTTGCTCCAAATACGATATTCAAACCGCTATCTGTTACAGCAGATGGCGGTTTTTATTTCTTTGGTGTTGGAATAAAATCGACTAAGAGTAATTCAGGGTGTTTAAGTCTTTCCTTAGCGGGAATGCCTCTAATTTTCCAGTTTTGAACACGCTGAACGTTGTAGCCCAAGGTTTGAGCCAGTGCAGTAGCACCTCCGTGCTTGTCGATAAGCTCAGCATCTTTTTGGACACTACTCATTAGCACCTCGAAATAAATCATTTTGATTGATTCAGTATACACAAACAAAAAAATCATTCAATCATTTTGATTTACACAAAATGTGTTATTATTTGCAGCAATTAATTCTAAGCCTTGCCGAGAGAGTCATGGAAAAGAAGCAAATTCACCCAACAATGGAACGCGTCTACCAAGTCACAAAAATCACTGGGGCCGATTTGGCTTACGCCTTAGATGAGACTCCTCAAATTGTTTACAATTGGGAGCGCCGAGGTATTTCAAAAACTGGTGCTTTCAAGGTGTCTAAAAAATTCAATATTGATTTAGGCTGGATACTTAGTGGTAATGGTTCCCCAAATATTGAAAGTGTCAGAAGCGAACCAGTGCCAACGGTTGTAAGACGTGGTGGTTGGGTTCCTGTAAAGTCCTATTCAAAAATGGGTATGGATGGCTATTACACTGAAATGGGTTATTTAGGTAATGGCGGTGATGGCTATGTACCGTCTCTTACAGCTGGGCCAAATGCTTATGCTGTAAAAGGTACAGGTGATTCAATGTATCCTGCGATTCGTAATGGATGGTATGTTGTGTGCGACCCTGATGCAGAGCCCACACCTACAGAATTTGTGGAAGTTCAGCTGAAAGATGGTAGGCGAACAATTAAAGAATTTATTGGGATTGTTAATGATGTTCTGCACCTTTTGGCTGTGAACGGCGAGACAAGGATGACTATTGATATGGAAGATGTAGCTGCAATTGTTGCGGTATCTGATATTATCCCTCCAAGTAAACATGTGCATGAGTATCCAGTTCAACAAATTCAGAATATATATTTAGATTAAGAAAAATTAAAACTAAAAAGCCCGCTACTTGAATGGCGGGCTTTTTTATTAACTAAAAATAATTAATCAAAATGATTTAAAATTATCTTGACTAGTTTAAACAAAATGATTTATCTTAAATTACACAAAATGATTGATTCATTTTATAAACACGAAACCCAGAGTCAATGCTCTGGTATTTTAAGATAAATTTTTGTCCTGAAAATTTTGGTCGAGGATCGGGACAAGTAACTTTTTGGTGGTCACATTATGAACCAAATCACAGATATTAGTCAACAAGTCGGCGCTAATTCGCATCTCCGTTCTACTAATAAAAACAAGCCTGTTGAAAAACTACTTTCTCAGCTTGATGCATGGATGGCAGATGAAAGCTTATGCCATTACCTTTCAATTCAAATTACTGGTAAAGAAATTTACCCATTTGGAATTATTAACCGTCCGTTCTTTCATCTTGATCAAGCAGAAAGAAAGCTAGAAAGCTTAAAAAGCTCAAATCCAGAAGTGGATTACTACATTACTGCAGGCGCTTTTGCCACCTCTGTTTTAAATTTTGAAGATGAAGAGGCGCCAATGTGGGAGCGAGTTTGGCTCAATTTTCATGAGTACCGACTAATAAATCTTCAAGTTCAGAAAATGTCTCATGAAGAGTTGGTAAAACTTGTACCAAATTATGATGAAACATTGCTTTGGCAAGAAACTCAAAACACTGAAAGTGCTTGTCACTATTACATGGCTACAGCATTAGATGAGTCTGACCAAGGCATCTCTATGTCATCAGAGTGGTTTATTGATTTGTTAGATGCCATTAGTGCAAAACAGTATTTTTCCAAAACATGTCCTGGTCGCAAAGTTGAGATTCGCTCAGGCGTTGTGTCCACTGAAGATTTAATGGCTTTAGATGGCCGTACTAGTGATTGCTATCAAGCTCTAATCGATGCTCACAAAGAGCGCTTAGCTTCACTTAAAAATAAAGGGGAATAATCATGCGTACTAGTTCACAACTTTTTCCAGAAAACAAAAGCGTGACTGTGGATGACCTTATTGCAGCTCGTAGTGAAGCTAAGAATGATATGGGTGATATCAATGCCCTACTGTCCGCAATTGAGCTAAGTCTTGTTGAAAAACTAAAGGATCACAACTTAAGTAAGTTTGCCTTTGATAAAACCTTTCGCTTGATTGATATTGCCAAAACTCAAGCAGATTTATCTCAGGATTATCACAACGGTGAGCTTGCTCAATTAACTGGTGGTCAATACCAACTTGATGAGTTGAAAAATAATATTACACACCTAGAGGTTGTCCCAGAGACGCAAGTAATCAACACAAATCATTTAGATCCAGCGAATGCAGCTATCTCTAAAACGCTAAATACCAATATTGAGAAGTTGGATATTAATGGTTTTCCAGAAAAGAGACGTTTAAGCATTCCAGAAGAAGGATTTAAACATGACGCACGGCGTTAATTACGCCGACCTCTCTAGGGAGGTTCTTTTTAAGGCGTTTTTATTATGGCTTACAAAGATTGGGTATCGCGGAATTGTTAGACCTTGTGGGCGCATGGAGTTTTATTGCGCCACAGTCAGCAAAGCTTTTCCAAGAAACGTGCATATCACGTATGACGGAAAAATGAATAAGGCAGCTACCCAGCTTTATAAAGAATTTGAAAATCATTTAAAGGCATGATTATGAAAAAATTGAATAAAGTGCATATTAGCTACCAAATTGAGCAGTTCAAATTGCATTGCTTGAAGCTATGGTTTATTGGCGACCTAGCAGCAACTTATAAAGATTCAGATCTATTTGATTACTTCATTCATGATAGTGGATTTGTTTATTGGTCTAAAGAGCAAACTCGTCAACTTTGGGATTTTTGGCAATCTGCACAATCTAATACACCAATTGGAGATTATCCAGTTTACTCAGTTGTTGGTTTAGATCTAGAGGTTAATGAACCACATTTAATAGTGGGTGATGATTATCTGATGGTTAGTGAATGTTTTCATACAAATGATGCTGATGAAGCACAAGAGAAGTTTCGACAATTTAAAAGAGCTTTTCCTAAGGCAATGGTCACAAATAACGCCATTATTTCATTGGAGTACTTGGGTATTGAGAAGAAGCGACTTGAAAAAGAGCTTGGCATTACCAACGAGGGCTAAAGACATGTCAAAGAAAAATATTGAGAATGAACGTGCAGCTTTTGACGCTTGGCACTTTAAAGACTGGAACGACAACTGCGGAAATGAGCTAGATGAAGTGGAAGCAAGACACTTATATAACCGTGTCTATAGCAGTCCAGCAAACAGTAGAGAGCGTGAACGTAGCTTTATAGCTTGGCAAGCAGCTACAGCACAGGCAAATAAGAAACTTGAAGGATGCATTGTTGTGCCAACCAGTAAAGAAATTGTTATCACAATTGAAAATATGGTTCAGCAGCAATGTGATGCCAGTGGAGTACAGGAACCGCTTCATAGATTGGATGGGTGGAGAATTTTGGAGGAAATTGCAGAAAAGGTTGAGGAGATTAAGTGATGAACAATGTAGCTGTTTTCAACTTCAATAAAAATGAAGTTCGCACCATTGTAAAAGAGGGTGGTGAAATTTGGTTTGTTCTTTCTGATGTTTGTAATGTTTTAGAGATTGGCAATCCAAGTGATGCAGCACGTAGATTAGATAATGATGAAGTTACCCTCGATATTATCGAGGGTAACCACAGACCAACTAATTTAGTTAATGAATCTGGTCTTTATTCTTTAGTTCTAACAAGCCGTAAACCCGAAGCTAAGCAATTTAAGAAATGGGTTACTTCTGATGTCTTGCCAAGCATTCGTAAAAATGGTGGCTATATTTCAGGTCAAGAAAACGATGATCCTGAAATCATAATGGCTAAGGCTCTGCAGGTCGCTAATAATGTGATTCTTCGCAAAACTCAAGAATTACAGCAAGCTCGGGCTGAACGCGACCATGCTATTACAACCAAAGCGGAAATTGGTAGCCGCCGAGAGGCTACAGCTATGGCAACCGCATCTAAATTCAAGCGTGAAAATGAAGACCTTAAGCAAAAATTAGGTGAATCAATTTCTTTCGCAGCGGTGGCCTCAATCAACACAAAACTCAAAACTAACTTTGGAAATAAAGAAGGTCGCCTACTCTCTAAATATAGTCGTGAGCACCATTTAGAAATTAAAAAAAGCGACTGTACAGGGTCAACGCTTCTCCGAAGTAAATTCATATCACCGAGATGCTTGGCTTGCAATTTTTAACATTGATTTAACCTCAGTTTTTGGAGCGTAACTATGAAACAGCCATCTAAACTTATGTGTCAACTAGGTTCATTATCTCGTGGACTGGATAAAGAAAATTCAGAGTTTGAGCCAAAGTCACGCGATAAACTCGCTTTAAAACTGAGAAAGGTTGTAAAGAGCGCCCAAAAACTCGAAGCACAGGAGTTTGATTTGTTCTGTCGTATTAATGGGGCAAGGGATATTGTTTTGGATCTTATGGATGGTCTAGGCCTTAAGAGAGGCGCCGAGATTGAAAAGCAATTAATTCTTATTCTTGAATCATTGGATGGTTTGGAATGACAGAAGTTAAATTTGTTTCTATGCCTGCATCCGAATTGGCTCAGGTCATCGAAAAGGCATGTGAGAATGCAGTAACTAAAGTTTTAGCAGCCCAAGGCGATGAGCTGCTTAACATTACGCAATTATGTGAACGTATACCAGGCTTATCCTACCATTCATTTAAGAAGTTAGCCAAAGAACATAGATTCAAAGATATAAAAGGCCGTTATTCGCTTACGGCTGTGAAAGCCGCGCTGCAATCTCACTAGATGTGGGATTGTAGTAAATCATCGCACGCCGTGGATTACTCCACCCAAACATTTTACACAGATCAAGCAGCGGGATTTTTAAAGCGATTTTTGTTGCTGCAGTATGGCGACTATCATGGAAAGTAAAACCTTCTAAACCCGCTTCTAATTTAGCATCCCGAAATTCATCGGTTGCATCATCGCTAGTTATGCTAAATACATACCCTTGCTTTTTTGGGCCGATGGATTTAAAGATTTCTACCGCTTGGGAACTTAAAGGCACTTCCCTTGCACGACCATTTTTTGTAAGGTCTAAAATTAAATAGCTTTTACTCAATCTAATTTTTTCCCATTTCAGATTGCAAATTTCTGAAAGTCTCATTCCGGTTTGTAAAGCGATTAAAAAGATATAGCGCATCTCAGTAGATAAGAAAGGTAATAAAATTTCTATTTCTTCATCACTAATTACACGTTCTCGATGCGGTGATTCTGAAGGGAACTTAATTTCACGTAGAGGGTTCACTGATAGCCATCGCTTGACCTCAATGCACCAAGTGAAAAAAGCTGACAGCAAAATAAACTCACGCCTAATCGTGGCACCTTTAACATTTAAAAGCCTTTGCTCACGCCATTCTGTTAAGAAGTCTTTATTAACTTGAATGAGCGGCTGATCTACATACATGGCTTTTAATAAAAAGTTTATTTTTCTTCGTTCTTTTTCATAGCCACGTTTATTAATAGAGACAGTATCACGGTACTCAATTAAGGCATCTTTAAATATAATATGGTCGAAAATCTCTAACTTTTCATTCTTTAATCTTACTTCTGTTTCTTGCGCCCACTTCTTTGCATCGCGCAAAGTATCAAATGTTTTTGATTTAGCCGGATGCGGCTTAATTCTAACGGTAGCTGTCACTCTACCATTGCGTTTTTGAAAGGTCGCCAT